GCCGACCCGCCGGCGGTGCCCGCACCGGGCAAGGGGACGCCGTGGGCGTGCGCCACCCAATTCCCCTTCCCGGCACGGTCCCATGTCGGGATACCGACGCGCCGCAGCGGCAGGATGAATGTTCGGTATCCGCCTGTGATGTCGAGGGCGTCGCCGGCATGCGATGTGCCGGAATAGGAGGTGCGTGGTCGCCACCCGCCCTGGGTGATGTGCATTTGGGCGCCGGCCATTTTCTCGGCGGCCTGGATGCGGGCGGCGAAAAGCGACGTGAATCGGTGGCCACGGAATCCGATGATTCCGCCGCCGGCGTAGCCGTGGAGGCCGTCGTAGTGCTCCCGCCACTGCGCCAGCGATGTTCCCTGCAACGCGGCCTCGTTCAGCGCCAGTAGGCGTTTCCGCTCGTACGGGTCCTTGAGAGCCTCGGAGACGATGATTCCTTCGCCGCGGCGGGCCATGATCAGTTGATCGTCGCCGTCACGGTAACTACTCGTGCCGGGCAGAATACCGCCCCGCGCAAATCCGGCGGGAATTGGCACTTTCGGCAGCAGATTCTTCAGGCCGATTTTCTCGGCCAATCTGTTGATGCCGCCGATGATGCCGTCGTTTAGGACGGTTTGCAGCACGAATTTGATTGGGGCGGTGACGAGGCCTTTGATTTTGTTGAAGGCCTCGCCGGCGGCCTGCACACCGGTGTTGAATGCCGAAGTGATGCCGTCCCAAATGCTTTTCGCGATACTACCGGTAGTTGTCAGGATCCAATTGAATCCATCCGAAATTCCCTGCTTGAATGTCCCCAAAGTTGAGGAAACGGAATTCCAGGCGTCTATGAATGGGCGGGTGACGGCGGTTTTGAGGTTTTCCCACGCCGACGTGGTGACGCCGACGAGCCACTGCCACGCTGAATTCATTCCGTCTCGGATCGCGCCGAGAGCGGCCCCGGTCAAATCTTTGATGCTGTTCCAGGCGCCGCCGATTGTGGTGCCGATGATCGCGAAGGTGTTGGTGGTCAGGGTGACGAGCCACTGCCATGCGGCTTGGAGATATCCCCAGACGCCGTCCCAGATCGCCCGGACACCGTCCCATGCCTGGCCCCAGTTCCCGGTGATGACCCCGAGGATCGTGGTCATGATCCCGGAAAGGACCTGGGAGAGGGTTTGGAATGCGCCGCCGATGTAGGTGACGAATCCCTCGACGAGGGGCAGCACGTAGGGGCCTACAGCATCCCATGCGGTGCCGATAGCGGCGAAAGCGACGGCGATGATCGCGCCGAGCGTCGTGGCCGCGCTACCAAGTGCGGCGAAGCCGCCCTCCAGCTGGGGCAGCACCCCCGCTACGGCGCCGGTGAAACTGGTCCACAGCTCCCCGAGGATCGGCAGCAGATGCTCACCCACCGCCGCCCACGCGGTGTTGAATCCCGCGCCGATGGAGTCGATGAGATTCATCACGGCCCCGCCGGGCTCCATCAGCTGGGCGAACACCCCGCCCAGCTGCATGAATCCCTCACGGAATTGGAAGAGCGCATTGATAGCGGGCGAATCTTCCTCAAGGCCGAATGGGGTGCCCGAGTAGTCGCCAGTGAAAAGCAGCTGACCAACCTGAATAGTGGATTCAACGGCATCCCGAATGCCGGCAAGAATGCCGATAATCGGGTTGTCCTCCTCCAGGCCGAATATCGGCCCGGTGTAGTCGCCGGAGAAAAGCAGAGTGCCAAGACGCCCGAATTCTTCGGCGACTGGTTGGATGGCGGGGCCGAGGTTGGCGAGCCAATCCAGGGCGGACATGGCGACCGGCAGGAACGCTTGCCCGAGACCGGTCGTGAAGTTCTCCCACTGCTGCGAAAGCACCTGCACCTTGTGGGCGTAGGTGTCGGACTCCTTCGCGAAATTGCCGTGAGCGTCCTTCGTCTGCTCCATGATGAGCGCCAACGTTGCGGCCTGCTGCGCCTCATTGGAAAACGATCCGCCAACCTTCTCGAAGCCGAGGGATGCGGCTTTCGCATCAATCTCGGCCTGCTTCAGGCTGACGCCGTAGCGCTCGATCGGATCCCGCTCGCCTTTCAGGGCGGAGGATAGGGCTTCGACGGCCTCGCGGGTTGTGCCGCCGAACATACTGGAGAGGTCGGCGCCGAGGCCGATGAGTTCGTTGGTTTTCGGCGCCAGCTCGGATATCGCGGTGCCACCGTTTTTCAGCTGCGCCCCGATCAGGGTCCCGAGTTCATTGAATTCATTCTTGGAGAGCCCGACGGCGGTGGCGGCCTGGTCGGACCAGGCATGCATTTGCCCCGCAGATTCCTTGAATACCGAATCAATGGCGCCGATGGATTGCTCGAGCTGCCCGGCTCTGTTGACGACATCGGCCATTCCGCGACCGACTTCTGCGACGCCGACAGCCGCTATTGCGGGGCCGATGAGCCGCCCAATTCCGGCTCCAATACCGGATATGCCGCCCTTGAACTTCGCGCTGAAGGCATTGCCGGATTCGGCGCCTTCAGCCGCGGCTTTCCGCGACAGCCCCGAGAACGGGTTGATGTGCCCGATGCCCTGCTGCAAAGCGTTGCGGACCTTGTGGCCGAACCCGGAGACTTGCTGGCCGGACTGCTGGGCGGCAGTGCCGACGCGCTGCTGGGCGGCCGCGACTTCCTTCGCCGCGTGTTCCTCGGCCTGCTCCGCGGCTTGCAGGCCGAGGCTGGCGGCCTCGGCTTTGCGCTTGGCCAGGATCATGCGGTCCTGCGCCGCCAGGGCCTTGGAGGAGCCTTCGCCGGAGCGCTCGACCGCCTCGGCGTAGGCTTTCTCGGCTATGGCGGCTTTGCGGTCGGCATCCTCCTGCCGTTGCCGGGCCGCGACGACGGTCCGGCTGGCCTGCTCGGCCTTCTGCTTGGCGGCGTCGAGGGCGGACTCGAGCTGCTTCGTGTCCAGCTTCGCCTTGGACCCGAACGCGCGTGCGAATATGTTGCCGGACTTCTCGCCCGTCGCCGAGGCCGCTTTTTCGATGCCGGCGAGTTGCTTCGCAACCCCCGACGCGACGTCTTTTGCCTCGACGACGAGGGATACGTAGGCGGTGGCGAGCTGCACGGCAGCAGACATGAGACGGCTCCCTCCGGATCAGCAGGTGCTCGGGGCGGGTCCCCGCTGACCGGGAGGGGTGTTCGGGAGGAGCTAGAGGCCTAGGTCGGCTTCCAGTTCCTCGATGGTGTAGGCGTCATCGTCCGCTACCGGCTCGGAGATGGTGTGGCTGTAGCCGGGGACGCCGGGCCGAGGGTACGGCTCCGGGCGATCCTGTTCCTTGCCGCCGGCACGCTGCCAGTTCGCTCCGGCGAGCATGTCGATGATGGTGGCGAGTAGCTGGGAGTGGTGGTCCCAGTCGGCGCGGTCACCGAGGACGGCCCGGTAGAGGGGGCTCCGCTCCCTCGGGTAGTAGAGCAGAGTCGCCAGATCGGACCAGGTGAGTGTTTCGCTGCCTAGATCGCGTAGCCGCATCCCGGCGCTCATCACCTCGTAGGCGACGGCGTCGGGATGCTCGGCCAGCAGGATCAGGCAGCGTTCGATTCCCCCGCGCTCACGCCGGAGGCCTCGCCCCACGCCTCCATGAGGGCGATGACCTCGTCATCGGTCATGTCCTGCACAGCCTCGTACACGGGCCCGAAGACTTCGCGCAGGATGGCTTCGTCGCCGCGGCGGATGCCCTGCTGCTCACGCTGGGTCAGCAGGTTACGGGACGGCAGCGTGAAGTCGCCGTCCCAGCCGGGCAGGCGGAACGTCACGTAGGCGAGCTTGCGGGGCAGGTGACGGCGCGGGATCGCGACCTTCGGCGTCTTCTCGGATCGGCGCGGCTGGGCCTCGGCCTGCGCGAGACGGGCCCGCAGCGCGGCGAGTTCCTCATCAGTCAGTTCCGGGGCGGGGCCATCAATGTAGGTGGCGTCGATAGGGGTGGTCATGGTGTTTCCTTCCGGCCTTCCGAGGGGGTGGCTGTCCGGGCCGGCGGGAAGGCGCGCGGGCCCGGACAGAATCAGGAGGTCAGGCGGACAGCTTCGGCAAGCTCTTGTACTCGTGGTTGTTGTCGCCGTTCGCGTCGGGGTAGGCCTTGATCGTGCACTGATACGAAATCAGTTCGGCCGCGACAAACTTGACTTCGCCGACGGCGGTGATGCGGGCGTTCGGCAGCACAATGCGCTTCCGCGACCTTCGGGAGGCCATCTCGAACACCCAGGAGGCGTTGTCCAGCTCGGTCGCGTTGTGCTTGATGTGGATCTTGCCCTCATCGGTCTGGGTTGGCGGGGTGATCGTGACGTTGTCCTTGCCGTAGATCGCCTTCAACAGGTCGCCGCGCAAAGATTCGATGAACGTCACGGTAACGGTAGACGAGAAGGATTCCTGCGTGGTTTCGACGACGACGCCACCCCAGTCTTCCTGGTCGGTTGTGTTGCGTTCCTCCGCCAAGGACACGCCGTCCTTGGACACGTAGCCCATGTTGAGGAAGGCGCCGTTGAGTTCGGCGGCGTGATCGGTTGGCAGTTCCGTGCCGAGGGGCGCGGAGAAAGCGTAGCCGCCAACCTTTGGACGACCGGTATCAACATTGGTGTTGGTGTTGGCTACAAACGCCATGGTGTCTCCTAGATGATGGTGAGGGTGGTGGTGAAAGTGGCACGGTGGCTGGGTGTTTCGGGGTCGTCGTAGGCGACCGGCCAGGTCGCTTCCGCGTCGTGGATGAGGTCATCCGTCTCCGCGCCGCCCAGGATCAGAGTCCGGGCTTGGGCGGCCAGGGCGCGGGCTGCGGCTGGGGTGGGGGCCCAGGCCTCGACCGTGACCATGACGTGCGCTAGCCATGTGTGGTCGCTGCTGCCGCCGGTGGGGGTGAGGCGGATCAGCGATGCCGGGCGGGGGTTGGGGATGAGGGTGGAGACCGGCACCCCGGTTGGGGTGAGGACGCGGGTGAGGGCTGGGACCACGTCACCCAGTGGTTCGTCGCTCATCGTCCGGCCCCCAGGGCTTTGACGAGGGTCATGTTGCGGGCGTTGTCTCGGCGGGCTTCACGGGTGCCGGTGAGGATGGCGGCCCGGTCGCGCTTGGGATGCTGGGTAGGTTCCAGCACGATGTAGCCGTCGCCGGCCTGCTTCGCGATCGCTTCGGCGCGGCGCACGATGTCGCGCTGCACCCCGGGATCCTGCTTCAACGTTTCGAAGCCCTTGACGTTCCACACAATCTTCATCAGCGGCACCTCCTAGCCGGCGCGGTGGCGGGTTTCGATGACGACTCCGACGCCCCAGTCGCGGGCGTCACCGATGACCTCATGCTCGACGCCGTCGATGATCACGATGTCCAGTCCGGAGGCCCGGGTGCCGGTGGGGCAGTACAGCGTCCACGTCACGTCCACGGCCTCCCGGCCCGCGATAGCGGGCTCCTGCGAGCCGGGCGCCATGGCCAGCACCCGCAAATCCTCGGCGGGACCCCATGTGCGGGGGGTGGTGTCGAGCTGCTCGGGTGGGACAGGGACGCGTCGCCGGATCTGAACGGGCCGCACCGCCGACACCGGGCTCCGGGAGTTGAAGCGCCCCCAAGGGCGCGGCCATGGGGCGCTCACAGCGGCACCCGGGCCCGAGGCGCGGTGTTGAGCATGAACGCCTTGTGGGCGTCGCTGCGGTAGATGCGGCGCAGCTCAGCGAGGTCCTCATCGGTCAGCAGCAGCAGAGACTTCGCGCCGTACTGGTGCGTCTGGGTCCACGGACCTGCTGTCTCCGTCACCGACGTTTCAGCGCCGGAGCCGGAGTCGAGACGCCGAATGATCGCCCACCGCAAAACCTTCAGTGCCCGCGCGGCTTTGGCGGCGTCGGGTTCGTCCGGGCGGAATCCGGGGATGGCGGAGGCCGCCGCCAGGACGTCGCTGATCAGCGCCTCAACCTGCCTCGGCTCCGCGTCGGGGCGGAACAGCAGGATGTCTTCGGCGGTGATGATTGCCATAGCGGCGGCCTCCCTCCGTGGTTAGCGTTTCCGGCGGGGTGGTTCCGGTTCGGGTTCGGGCTGGATCTCGCGGATGTGGGGGGATTCCGTGAGGATCTTGCGGCCGGTTGCGTCCGGGACTTCGGCGTGACCGTCCTCGAACTGCACTTCGTGCTTGGGGATGTACAGGTTCGGGTGCTCTGGGCTGTGCAGCTTCATGTCATGCCTCGTCACCCGAGGTTGATGAGCTTGCCGTGGGCGCGCTCGGCGCCGTACATCAGGCCGATCTCCCCGTACAGCTGGGATCGCGAGGCCGCGCCATTCTTGCCCAGAGGCTCGACGAAGAAGTGTCCGGAGCCGGGCACCTCGAGGAAGGCGGGGGCGCAGTGGTCGAGGGAGACGACCGCGAGCTGCTCGGGCGGCATGTACCGGTTCAGCATGATGTTGCACTTGCCGAAATCGGTTTCGATGGTCTGCAAGTTGATGCCACCGACGTTGCGGGAAGTCTCCTGGTAGCGCTTCCCGTCGATGAAGATCTTGGTCAGGGCGCGCTTCTGCTTCGCCCCGACGATGAGGGTGCGAGTTTCGTCCTCCTGGATGCCGCCGGCATCCCAGACCTTCTGCATCAGGTCGAGGACGAGGTCCTCGGTGAGGGCCGCGGAGGAGGCGTCCACCGAGTTGGTGGTGATGGCCTCCAGGATGCCGCGAGTCTTGCGGGGCTTGGTGTTGTCGGTAGGCAGCTGATACTTGCCGACGATGAAGCCCTTCTCGACGTCCCGGGCGACGGCCTTGATTACGGATTCGATCTGCTTGGTCAGCTCGTCCTTGACGGGCTGCTCCCCGAGGGGCGTCACGTTCGGGGTGAGCGGCTTGACCTGGCCGATCGCGGACAGCTTGGTGTAGCTGACGGCGATGGTTTCCTGATGGATTTCGCACACGTTGTATGCGGCGTCGCGGACTCGGGTGTCGGGGTCGGGCGCGTCGGCTCCCTCGATGCGCTGACGGTCGTCAGAGGCGTCCCGCAGATCGTCGGACTGCCAGCCGAAAACAGTGGATTCGGCCTTCACGCCGCCCGTCAGGCCGCCGATCGCGGACAGGAAGGGCGTGCTCTCGGGGGAGAGCTGGAACAGCTCGCCGACGTAGTTGGGGCAGTTGTAGGTGGTGGCCATTCCGGTGATGCCGGGCATGGTGGCTCCTTTCAGGGGAGGGGATGCCCGGCGGGCCGGGCTAGGGGGTTACTGGGCGTGGATCATCTGCAAGAGCTGTTGGGTCTTCGCTGCGAGAGCGGCCTGCCTGTCGCCTGCGGCTTCGGCGGCGGCGGCTTCCTGCGCTGGGGTGGTGTTCAGCTGCGGCATGGCGCCCTCCCGTATCGCTGGGTT